AAATAGCTTGTTTTGCTACTCCACCGATCTGATTTATACCCGCAAGGCCCATAGTAAACACGTCAACATCCGATATGAAAGCCCCTTCGGAACCGTACTGGCTCATAGTATTATCGAACGGACAGCCTATACCGTGTTCGCTAGCCCACAAATGGTTAAAATCAAACGGGTCGATCCCGCTATTAAGCGGAGTCATTTCTGTGATGCCTTGTTGACGATATAGATAAGCGGTAGGACCAATAAACTGGCTTCCTGTAAGCACGTCTTCAACATCGGGCAGATTATTGAAACCTGCACCGGTAGGATTACCCGAGCCATCGAGTACATTCCAGACGCCGTATTGTTCACCGGCAGCGCTCCATGCTACTTGATAGGGGAAGTTAACTGTTCCAGTTCCCATTACGAATTGCCAGACGTTTATAGCAATCAATCTTCCATTCATCTCACCTAAATAGCTACAACCAAGTGCTGTAGTAAGCACTCCAAGTTGAAACTCGAATGTAATTGAACCAGTAACTAGTGATAACGAATAAATCGAAGTCAATCCAGGTGCGGAGAAATATACTACCTGATTGATAGTAACATAAGTTAATCTACCAATCGGCCCCGATCCTAAATCAGTCTGTGTGCCGATATTTACCCAGCCACCGGTTATATCATCAGCCTGATATGCTTTAATAGTTAGCGCACCAGCAGTTCCGCTAAGTGTAACAGCAAAAATACCAGTAGGATCGTACTGTACTACAGAACCGTTACCACCTAGAAAAGGTAGAGAACCAAAGCCAATTAGCGCTTCATTAGTGGGCAAACCTGTAGAACTCAACGGCTGTGGTTGAGCCGGAGTATATTGCCCATTGCGCACTAAAATATTAGTACAATTTACTAAATTACCTCCGTCAATAAATTGGGGCGGCGCAGAACTATCTATACCGCCAAGTGGTGTGCGGTATTCGATTCTGAAATGGTTTTGCCCATCATCAATGTAACGTCCCACGCCGCTCCGCCTTATTTATCGAAGTATAGTTTCAATTCGCCACTACTGATTACTGGAACCGCGAAGCCATTTAACCAGCCCAACGGCCCAATATCCACTGGATAATCTGCTTCTGGCGTCGAGAAATTAAACTCTCTGCCATTCAGATCAATAATCTGTAGTGTAGCCGCAGCCAACATGCCAGTCCATACTCCACCACGAACTTTGCAATTACTGCTAAAAATAGGTTCAGTAGTAGCGGTATCGACTACAGCTTGATGGCCATTCCATGAGTTTGCCACTTTACCTCCTAGTTCAAGTTATAGTCGCAACCAAGAATTAAACCAACAAACTTGGCTGTGCTACCAGATGGAGTTACTAGTGAAACAACTGAGCTGAGAATTGTGCCATCGTTGACTAGAAACTGGGTAGTTAAATTTCCATCGCTATCAGTGATAGTACAACGCTCTCTGTGAATCTTAGTCACGCCTGAGTTAATTGCAAGAGCGGCACCTGTGAGAGTATTTACGGCATAATCATTTAGAAGAATTATTATATTGTCATGACCCAACGAAACTACATAGCCTCCTAGTTGCATTGCGAGCGAAGTCAAAGCAACACCGGAGACTTGATAAAGTAGATCAATCCACTTAACTCTAATTCCCTTTGGATTTGCAATAGAAGTTTTAGTTATAACTCCACTTGTAACCTGATTAAGAGTTAAAGGACCAGCTAAAGTAGGAAGAAACTGACCTGTAACGGGAGCTTTTGTATTACTACCACTAGTTTCTACATTTGTACTAGTAGAACTATTTTCAACTTCAAGCTCACCATAACCCATACCAGAAGGGTCAGAAGTCCCAAAAGTAGAATTAGGTCCCGGTCCCTCAGCAGTGCCGAATGCTTGCTGACTGGTATTTGTAGCATAATTCTGACTTTGCAAAATACCAGTTCTTACCAAAAGATGAGTAAGATTGAATTTAATATTCACAGTAGAAGACGCAGCAACAGCAATAGCATCTAGAACTGCCGTTTCAACTGCGCCATCAGCTTCGACTCCAGATGTAGCAGTTGGAAAAGTTCCAGCACCGGTGCTAGTATTAAATCCAATAGATTGTGCTGCGGAGATAAAGAGTTGTAGATCGGTGTTAGGAGTATCTGCAAGGAGAGGTCCTGCTGTGCGCATAATTCCTCCACCCGAGAGGTCTACAGTGCGTCGGGCCGCGGTTGCTAGGAACGTTATATGTTGGCTACATCAGGATCTTCATCATCCCTATCAATGTCATTATCCGGATCTAGCAGCTTTGGTGCCACTTGAAATTCAATTTTACCATCAGATAAAACTTGATCTATAATCCGCTCCCGCACTCCAGGCGAGGCGGGGAATTGATCGACCTGCGTAGGACCGAGCAGAACTCCATTCTGCCAAGTCATATGTTTTATCTTAGTCTTTTCGTCTGACCGTCCATCGTAATGCCAAGGACCGTCATTTAATGTACGTTGTCCGTCCATATTTGATCCTTGTGGTTAGTTAAACAAGGGGATGGGGAGTCAACTTACCATCCCCCTGTCGTTCCCCGCTACGAATCTTCGTTTGCTTGGCAGCCGGAAGTAGTAGCAAGGAACATCTTTATGCTACAGGAGTCGCCGGCTTTGGAACTACTGGCGGCGGTACAATCGTAGCGGGTTTTGCTGCTCCGGCCTTACTAGCAGCTTGTTCGGCTTTGATTTTTTCAACCAAAGCGTGAACATCAGCCGCCGTAGTAGGACCAACTGGTTTAGTAGCAACCGCTGGCTTAGCAGGAAGAGGAGCAGTGCTAATCTTTGTCGTGGCTGCTACAGATTTTGCAGCAGACAAAGGCTGTCCAGTCTTACCAAGCGGAGTCATAACTGGAGTAGATTGAACTTTTCCAGTCATATCCGATTTTCCAAGTACTCGTAGCACATTGGTCTTCAGGAAATCATCCGAAAGACCAGGTTGCCACTCAGAATAACTAACCGATGCAGTAACAACCTGCTGATTCCGGTTATAACTCGCCTTTACTGTCAAACCACGGCCCATTTGTGCAGTCATGTCTGCTAGTCCGGCAGCGGTTACATCAAATCCCTCCGCCCGAAAAGCAGCCGCGTATGCAGCATACTGGCTTGGTATAACAGTATTCACGACAACTTGAAACGTCTTCATCGAGATTCTCCAGATTCAGAATTTTAGAGGGCTGCGCCCTGTCCCCCAAGTAACAGCCCCCTAGCATGAATCGTAGTTAATACTACGGTCCCTGAGTCCCCCACACTCCCTGCCACTGAGGACATCCACAGCTAACTCGCATACGAGTCTTCTGCTTGATAGCATCAGTGTCAAAGTCATCATCGAACGATGTAGTTTCACGCTCGCGATTGTAGAATGTAAGCGCAGTCTCTTTCTTATCAGCCGTCAGGAACCAACTAGACGATCCGATAAGATAGTGGTACTGCATCACATCCAGACCTTCAGCAAGGATGCTGTTGATCTCGTTGTCAGACGTATAAGGTTTACCCGGCGAGCCAAGAATCTCACGCGCGATGAAAATTAGCTCCGGCGGAATAATAAGGTGCCGGAATTTCACCGTAATCGGGAAGCCCATGTTGTCGATCATGCGATTTGACTGGTTAACTGCTAGCTGCAAGCCAGCAATTGACAAGTCGATGTCCGTAGCAGGGCGGTTCGGATATGTACCGGCCGCACTGATTACGTTAGACACTCCAGGTCCAATAGCCGTCGCTGCGCTACCACCAAGCAATGCGTGCTGGTTGTAGAACAACGGGTTACCATCAAACGTAGTAACGTTATTGCTAAATCCCTGATTGAATACAGTAGCAGCAATAACCTCACGAGTGAAGCGGGCGCTGCGTGCTAGAACACGCGGTCCCTGTTTGATGAGTCCGTACTTATCGTCATCCCACAATTCCTTACTCGTGCGAAGTCCTAGAGAGTAAGTCAGATGGAAGAACCTATAGCTAGCGCCCTGAACCATGTTGGTATAAGCAGTCGGAGTATTTTCCGGCTTCTCATACATAGGACCAATACCCGCCATTTCAAGAGCCTGCTCGTACTGTGAGGACGAGGAGTCTACATTGAACAGTGTCGGATATTCTTCCGCTTTCATCTCATGCTGCTGCCAGTCTGTATAAATCTTCTTCAAACCAGGAGCCATGAGTTGAGCAAACATTCCACGAACTTGGGACATTGCCTTACCTCAAAGTTGAATTTTTCTGCTAGAAGTTTGGGTTAGTTCCCAAGCTGTTGTGCTGACAGAATGAAACGACCATGAACATGGCCATTGACAGTATTGCCGTCGATCTGGTCATATTCCAGAACTTCAAATACAGTATTGGTCCCCGGAGTATCTTTGTTGATGTCAAGATAGGCTTGGTTATTGGAATCGAAGCTGATTCCATACTGCTGCCCGATCATAGCATTATCGGTCGGAGTATAGTCAGCTGGAACAGTTCCAGCAGAATTGTCCACCTGAATACGGAAAATCGTGTCTTGCGTTGCAACTGCAAACAATGCACGACCATCCGTAGCAGGAGTACCCTCAGCGATGTTAACCGCATTAGGTTGAAACTGCACTGAACCCCAAGTCTGAATAGCTTTCGGACCAGTTACCTGACCGAAACCTTGAGCCGGTGCGCCTTGGCCGTTAGTTCCTAGATTGCTGCCAATTTGCAGTGAAACACCTGCAATACCGTCAACAATTGTAGTACCATCCCAGACTTCTAGAAATCCAGGCGTACCACCGGTAGAGATTTGAACAGGAACTCCGCGCTTGTAGGTTTGACCCGCCAATTCGGGAGTTGACCCGTTCGTAAACTCCGTGTTTCCCGAAATTGTCTCAATCGGGAAAATCGGATCGTGGTCATTGATGTTAACACCCGCCATCGCAATTTCCTTCCTTAGTTAATTAGTTAATGTTAGCGCGGATTCCCTGCGAATGCTTAGGCACCCACGAGAGGTGAGTATGTGTTCATAGCGCCACTCTGTCTATATTTACCGAAATCGGCTCCATATTCAGAGTTTTGTAAATCTTGCTCGATCACTTTCTTCATAGCTTCGTGTATAGCAGTCTGGCTCTTTGTTACAGCAAGTGACCGTAAGAAATTAGCCCTGATACGGGAATAGAGTTTAGCTTTTTGAATCTTCATGAGAACAACATCGGCGTAGATGTAATGACCAGATGCGTCACCAGCTACTTCTACTTTCAAATCCTCTGCCAAGTCTTCTTTGATTACATACTGCCAGCCCTCGGCATGTGCTTGACCCATCCTTCTGCTATTAACCTGAATCCAACGAGGAGAATAGTTAGCATCGTTCAGTTTAACAGTAAGAAATTCAGGAATTTCATGTGAAATAGCTTCAATTTGCACACGAAGATCAAAAATATCCTTCTCTTGTACGTTACTGAAGTCTGTAACATACTTTGGCCCCGGTGCTTTGGACTTTGTAGTAGCTTCAGCCGCAGTTTGACGACGAGTTTCAGCCGCTACACGACGGGTAAATTCCTCCATCTGATCTGCTGGAAGATTCTTCAGCATTTCAGCTAGATCAGCATTCGACATCGGCTTACCAACTGTATCCGCCGCTACTTTTTGAGTCTCGGGCTTAGCTGGATCGGGCGATGTACTAGCTTTCATCGGTACTACAGGCGGTGGGACGCGAGTAGCAGGCGGAACTTGTTGCTGTCCTTTATCTGCTAGAAGGTCTTCCACTGCGGCGGCGGCTTCAGAGGATAGAGTTTCCTCTGTGCTACGAAGAGACTGCTGAATGAGATCGTCGTTTTCTTTAGACACCGATTGTACCCTCCCCGATTAGGTCTTTTTTAGCCTTAGCCCATTCTGCTTCTGGGATTCCCATTCCTTTAGCAGTCTTTTTCTCATCATCGGTTAGAGTCGGCAGGGCGTTTACATCAGTTGTGGTGGTAGTACTAGTTGAAGAACCAGTAGCAGCAGACAAACGGCTACGAACTTTGCCGTCTTGAATATCTTTGATGTGATCTGCTACAACTATCTTGTAGCAATTACGAGCCATCAGTGGATTAACTTGATTTGTTAACGGCTCCTTCTCAATCATCTCGTCGATCTTTTGTTTCAGATCGCCAGTGTAATATGGGAAGTTTTCAATGTCCTCGAATACGCTACGACGAGTCTCGCGTGCCTCAGCGCGCATAGCAGTCTGATTAACTTGATTAAAACGAGTGTCAATTACTCGTTTCGTGTCATCATCCAGCGCTTCGTATGAATCAGTGAACTCTTTATTACCAGCCGAAGACGTAGCAGCTGCCTTTTCACGCGCTAGACGATCCTTCTCAGCTTGTCCAGCGTCCATGTTATCTTTGAGCCGCCTGAGAACTGGATTAGCATCTAGTGCGGCCTGCGATGCTGTAGCTAGACTATCAGCCATCGGCTTTTCTAGCTTCTTAGCCACTTCAGTAGCTATGCGCTCGAAGTGTTCATCTGTAAGCACTACATCTTTAGGAGTGCCTCCAGCATCACCATTCGTATTGTTTCTATCAAACCACGCCATTGTTGACTCCTCGTTTGCGATTTAACTTTCTTTTGAAATTTCTTCCATGCGTTTCTTTAGTTCTTGATTCTGTTTAATCTGAGCCCTAATCTGTTGTGGAATTGTAGCTACATCTTCGTATGCGTTATGTCTCTCCCTTCTTGTAATCATCTCAGGATGTGAAGCGGCACCATTATTGAATAGGGCCTCCCGCTCCAGAACCATCCGATAATTGAGGTATGCTACCAAAAGAACCCCGCCCGCCGACTGGAACGTTTCCTCCAGTAAGCTGACGTTGTCCACCAACGCCTGCACTTCTTTGGGGAGCTGCTTGCTGCTGTTGTCCATTCATAGCCTGCTCTCTCATCTTTTGAATAAACGGGGGAAGTGGTGCAAGTCGATCTACATCTTGATGATTGAATGCACGGAACAGGCGCCGTAGCAGAACATTCTTAGCTTGAATAGCGGAGATAATGTATTCCGCCATATCAGGAGGCATGTTTGGCGTTTGTAGCTGCGCAATCATCTGCATATCTTGATTCTGCGCATTACTCATTGTCTGCATCATCAAGATGTCGTTCTGTTTCTCAAGCTCCCGATTGGTACTAGCTGTTGCAGGTTTGATAAGAAGTCCGAGTTTTCCATCTTTGTAAGAATCGAGAGCTTTCTTGAGAATGACGGCATCGGTTCCATACTTGCGTAGAAGTTTTCCATCGACTCCGAAATACGCATACTGCTCCAAGATTTTAATACCGATCCTAACATGAGCCGATCGCATATCTGACATTCTAAGAGTGTTGCGATTATTCGTAGCCTGCATTGCAATTGCAGTGCCCTGTGCACTATAAATTCCTCGCTTCGCATTTACTACACCGCCACCAGTCCCACCCTGCGCCGGGTCAACACCACTACGCTCTTTTGCTAGCGCAAGAGTTAGTTGCTCATCTTCCGTAGTAATAGGAGCAGCCGTAGCACCTAGCGCAAGTGGCTCGACTTCATCTTTGTTTCCCGGTATAACAACGCCGGGATAAATTTGTATAATAGAAGCCAGCTTTGATCCGTTTGAGATTCTGAGCGCGCCTGTGTTTGCCAGGTTCCGGTTATCAATTCGCTGGTTGTGAACCGTAGATACTTCACGCTGGTAAGCATCCAGCATTTCCATGAAGCCGTAGCCGTAGTATTGGTCATCATCATAAGCCAGCTTCGCATCTTCAAAGGGAACTTGGTTTTGTGGGTACGAATTGAATAATCCACCGACCATCTTCTGCGTCTTATGATGCCAATTTACAATGCACCTGTAGCGTTTGCCACCATACATATAAGCAAACCAGCACTCACAGAAGTCAAACTCGCCACTAGCTTCTTGGGGAGTATAATTATTCATCCCCTTCGGTTCTTCTTGAACTTCTTGATAATAATCCGGCCCCGCTCTATCGCAGGAGCCAGCATAAATCTCTTCCAGCGCTTTCTTATCCCACGACGATCCATCCGATTCTCCGTCTTTAATCGAGTCAATGAGATTTTTAAGTTCATGACGTTTATATGTGGTGATATGAACTATAAAATCTGAAGAACGAAGCGTTGGACGCTGTGTGTCAATGAGAAATTTATTAAGCGGCACGTTCTCTGGCTTGGGTCCGTTCTGAATTACTTCCTCCGAGAACGGATCATTGCTAATAGAACCAGTGTAAACCTGTTCTGTCTGGTACTTGAATGGAATTTTCACAATCCCAGTACCATAACGAATGGCAGAACTGAACGCTGCCTCTTCTACACGGTACATATCTAGCTCAATGGGGCTCCATGCTTGGTCACCCATGAACTTTTCAATGATTTCTCGCTCATCATCGCCCACACCTTTTTCAAAATCACCTAAAATCTGGGCAATGTACAGTTGCTCGGCTTGGAATATAGCCATCACACGCGAGAGTAACTCATCAGCGTGTGTAGCAGCAAGCTGAATTACTAAATTAGACGCCTCGGGCCACGGAAATGTCTTACGCTCAACTTCCGGGCGCCCCTTATAGGTCTTAACCCACTTCGGTAGCAAATTCTCGCGCAACATTCTGGTCTTATTAAGCAAATAATCCACTTGCAGAAAGACAAACGTCTGCAAGTTCTGCATTTCATCGGGATTAGTAATCGTTTTGCTTAATTTCCGAATAGATAGCGGCATTTTACTTGATCTCTGGCGTTGCTTGTACTGTTGAAGTGGTAGTTACAGTATTAGCAGGTTGCTGTCTGACACCCATTAGTGCTGCACCAGCACCAAAAAACGTTGCTCCAGCTTCATTCAGCCCACGATAGTAGAAGAAGGCCGCCATGAGAAGTATGCAAAAGCCGTAAAAGTTCTGGTTGAAGAAGTTTGAGACGGCATTCATAGCATTCGACATGACGACCTTCTTAATTAAGGTTTTACTTCAGCTACGCCGACTACTGCTGAAGGTGCAATAGCTGGAGGTGCAGCTACGACCGGTGCAGTATTAGCTGCAATTACCTGCTTGGTGACTAAATCCTTATAGTCAGACTCAACGACAGCAGAAAATGCTTTGAAAGCTGGCAGCCACGCTTTAATATCATTGTACGCTGTAGTATCCGCCGGGATATTAATCCCCTTATCGTCAATTGCTACAGTCAAAGCTGCAACAACTGGCAGTGTAGCAGTCCACAACGCTTCACCAGCAGCAGCAGTCTTAGGAGCATCTGCCACTCCCGCTGCAATTACGGTCTTAACTTTCGAGGCATCTGCGAATAACTTCACGACGAAACCTTTAAGTGCGTCAAATACATCTGCAAACGGGTTTGCCACGTTGACTCCTCCTGTTGTTGAAGCGGTTGAATTACTAACGAGGACCGACTTGAAAACGATGGGCACGGCGATAGCGAGCTTCTCTGTCGTACCACTCTTCTCTTCTACAACGGGGGATGATTTGCCGCCCCGGTGGATTACGTTTGTTAAAATCCTCGACAAGAATGTCATGTTCATCCACCATCTCGTTGTATTCTTTAAGCAGCTCTATATATTCTCTTCGGTACTTTCTATAATGGGTATTAATCCACCAGAATAGACGTACGAAAGCTGCTATATTCACTGTTAAAGTTGAACCTATAGCCCAATGCCAGTACTTCCCAATCGTAATTACCACGTTCGGACTGTCTACCATCGGCCCACCCTATGCTACAGCGTAGCCCTGTGTAGACTCCCGCAGCGCTCGCTCGAAGCGCATCTGTCTTTCTTGAATCGTTTTACGCATTTCGTTCTCTGTTACTTGATCCAGCTTCCAAACTTCTGGTCCGTAGCCTAGCGTATCAAGAACGTCAATCTTTCCGTTCGTATTACCGTAGGCTTCGTACTCTTCAAGAAACTCTGCCATTCCTACTTCATTGATCCAGAACTCGCCGCGCAGAAAGATTGGCTCAAGTGACTCTATACGAGTCTTTTTTGCATTCTCAGCATTGTCATATTTTAGATCAACGATTTGAATGTGAGCAATCTCTGGAATATATTCTTTATGTTGGTCAATGAAATATCGGAGATGGTAAGCAAGGTACTTCTGTGCTGCAACGGTTTCAAGGTGGATTTTGTTAATTTTCCACGCCACAGCCATTCTGAACATTGTTTCAACAAATGTTGCGGGGTCGCAGCTTTTGGCCCAAACGTCCAGCAAATAGATATAACGGGTTTCCGTGTCCACTCCGGTAACTGTGATTGCATTCCTGCATCGACCTTTCTTCCCGCTATGATTAGGATCGACAATCATATAGCGGTCGAGTGTACGCGGGAAAATATCTTTTATGACGTTACCTTCTGCTACCTTGTGAACAATCTTAGGCCGCCACGTCCGCTGCTGTGTCGATGCGTATTCTCTTTTAATTCCGCTCAAGTGATGAAACGGCATCTGCCCACCAGTCGTTGCGCTAGTATCGCGCACGAACTTATAGTAACGCAGATTCTTCATTTCAAACTTGCAGGCTTCTGGATTTATCGGGAAATTAAGAAATTGGCAAGTAAATAAACGAGTACCAAGACGGTAGCGCCAACGAGCCAGTTTCTCGACCGTGAAGGCTTCGGGGAAGATTGGAGTGCCATAAGGATGCAAAGAACAACAGCCGCCCAAAGCACTATGAGTGACGAAGTTGAAGTAAGTCTCATTCGTCCTAATATGTGAGTTGAGGTCCATATACGACCAGCGATTGCCAACGACAATCTCATCATTATCTCGTCCGCCATTTCCTACGGCCGCATCCATAGCACCAACCAGCAACTGATGGTACTCAATGGTAGCTTCCATGTGCGCTTCAGAATTAAGCGCTTTCTTTCCTACCAAATCGTCTTGTACCACAATATCATAATGGCGAGATTGCAAAGCGCCGCCAACGCCAATAAGGTCAAAAGTCCCCTCGCCGTGCTGTCTACCCGCTTCCGTTCTTCTCTGATGCAAAGAATCATCTTTCCAAACGCAACTAGCATCTGGTAGAGTTTCTGGAAAAACGTACCTGAAAATTCGGTTGTTCTGGTAGTGGGAGCGCAGTTTAGTTCCAAGTTTGACAGCATTTTGCTGTGTCTCCGATACGAGCAGGATTCTTACATCCTGGTTATGGCATCGGCGCATCCACTCTATATAGATGGGGGGATAACCTAACTTATCAAGTGCTTCGGCATCTGCATCAAGAAATGGTAAAGCACGCCATAGCGGGAACGCTTGCGAATAAATCGTGGACTTGTAGTGATCGCGGGGGATTTCAATAACTTCCTTCAGCCCGTCTTTCATTACCGCTGCGCACATATTCCAGTGAAGATTAAGTGCCGGGTCCGGATTCATTTGCAGCTTATCAAGGCGTAGTATAACGCGAGCGAAGTAGTGCAAGTTTGCAAAAGCATTAAGACGCAGCGCCATCCGCTGCGTCTCTTGCCCTATTCCCGGTAGATTAATTGGCAGCAACCGCCAACTATTAACTACTTTACGGGATATGAAAAGACCTCCGATAGCATCGGAGACGTAATCGTCTTCGGACGAGGCTAATGAACGGAGGTCTTGGACACTGTACATTTATTTGTTTTTTGACCACACGACACGAATACCAGAAAGTTTACGTCCTTGGGTGTATTCAGATACAGAAATGGTATACTTTTTAAATTGAATACAAGCTACACCGTCACTTTCCATAGCCGCTTCAATTGCTTGCATGATATGTTTCCTAGCAATTTTCATTTAAATCTCACTCACATTCAAATTTGAGTATTTGATCTTCGATGGGCTTCGCCACGTTACATTACGTTGATATTGTTCTTCGACGCATACGGCTGTTTCTTCTTCTGCGGTCCAGCGGCCGGGGCTACTCCATGCGGATCACCAGTTCCTGCTGTAGTCGCTGGCTTCTTGGGAGCTTTCTTCTTTTGTGGATCGGCTCCAGGTGTCTCGAACTGAGCTGATACTACAGGCGCATCTTGTGATCTTGCCACGATTGACTCCTTATTGTTAGCTTACTTAGCTGCCTTACAAACTTCTACAGTAGTGGATTTTCCATCCAACGAAGTAACTACTGAAGAATTGTAGTAGCAGTCAAGTTCCTTAGCTTGTTTACATTGAGATATAGCTCCACATAAATCAGGAGCTATGTATTGTTTGCCAGTAGTTCCGTACACTGTTACTTTAAACGGCGCACAACCAGAGAGTAGGCCCAGAGACAATAAAACAACAATCTTGTAAATAGACATTATTGCACCGGTCCTGTAACTGTAAAGTCGTCTAACTTGATATGCTCCGCCATAGAATCCTGAGCCGCTCTATCACCCGCCGCTTGGACAAACGCATCCAGCGCCTTAGCAGCAGCAGTATCTCCGTTTCGAGCGGCATCGGCTGACTTGAGTAGGAGTGATAGCTCATCGTGAACCTGTTTCTCAGCGTTTAGGTCTTCTACATCCTTAACATGAACTTCTGACTTGCTGACTTTAGCAAATGTCCCATTCCTGTCAAGAACCTCTCGTGTAGCGTCAAGCGCCATCTTACGCTCGGCCAGTGTAGCACTCTGATTCATCCCACGAACTAGCGTATCTCGTAGCACTCGCAGCGACGAAGGAACCATGTCAGCTAGTTCCTGAGCCTGATACTCAACAAGAGTCTGCACTGTATCTGAAACAGTGTCCAGAACGCCAGTCACATAAGAAGCTCGCAGCCGAACATATTCAGGCTGCGCTCTCATTAAACAAATTGTCTGTGCTTGTAATCCGAAATGCTTGGCGAGCTGATTCACGCTGTAATTGCCGGTAGCTTCTAGCCGAGCCATAATCTGCATACGATGTTGCCGACGGAAGTTTGTCCCGCCGTTCTTGCGCCCCCGTTTAGCACCGTTGTGTGCCATGCTACGCTACCTTCGCTTTTTCTTCGCTCGGGGCGGGGTCGGGGGTGGTGAATACTAGCGTATTATCAGCCTGCGCTACAGGAGATGAAAAATAGGACGCTAATGCTGATAAAGTTTGCGAGCGTTTAATCTGCCGCTCAAGTGCAATCAAATCCGCCATAGCGTCCCTCCCCAATACATCTGTTGTCCGCAGGTAGCATAGCCACTGGCCGCTCTCCCACTGCTACGAGTATGGCCCGCCCCCGCAGGGCTGTCAACCATATATAAGGTTGCAAAGCGTATCTCAAGGGGTCAATATAGCATAATCTTCATGTATACATAACTGTATGGCATTAAAAAGTAGAATTTATGAAAAATTATTTGACTCGCCCCCCGCCGCGTAGCGCAGGCAATTTATTTTTTGGCGGCAGAGCGGCTATGTTTACTGGTTTGCTAATAGCATAGGAGCTAACAGCTAGCGCATTGTACACTAGCGCTAGCTATGATGTCAATACAACTATAGTGGTATTGTAGCGCAGTAGTAACCTATGATAGCATGTTACCAGTAACCTATTACGGTGACGCTATGAGATGGTTCGGCCTAGCAATGATAGTCGCAGTCGTAGCATGGGATGCAGACGCTATCAGATGCGGCGTAGCATGGTGGATCGTGCTAGTGTTTGCCGCCGGTCATTCATTGGATTATCTAACTACTGGCAATCTGGCCAGCGCAGCACGGAGGTTGTATGCAAGTATCTACTGAGCATCGTTTCGTACTTACTGTAATTCTGCCCTATGCTAGCAATTACACTATGATGTTTAGCGACCATGACTTACTTATGTGGTGGGTTAATGCTTTTCTCCGCAACAATATACAGTTAGTATCTGTCGAGACGCTAGAGTCTGCTATACGCGCCGCCGCGCTACAGCGCGGAGTCTGGTAATGCTACTGCATCTGTTTACTGCTATCGCCATCGTGCTATACGTGCAATCCCGGCGTATAGCACGTTTTCATGCTGTAGCGCGTGCTAGTGCTCCAGATGCTCAGGCCGATCGTAACTTGATGGCAGCGCAGTGTTTGCAGCTGCTTCGAGATGAGTACTCACGTCAGTTACTAGACAAGTCCTGATGTATCTGCAACATACCCCGCTCACGCCTATGTAGGCGATTTCAAACCGAGGGTAAATATACACCCACCTTCCCTCATGACCTCGGGCCTTTTGTTCTACTGTTTCTAATATTTTTTTTTTTACTACAGAAGAAGACTATGCTACAGGCTTACTTTATAGCGGGAACGATTACTGTAGCAGCAATGATTACTGTAGCGTAAGAGGGTCGAGGGCCGATACGCTAGAGAGGCAGGGCGGCAAGGTGCGTGTACTCTCACCCCGTTTTGAAAATCGCCTAGCAGGGCAAAAGCGGTCTAAGTTGTTGATTCGATTATAGATAGGTGCCATTTAGCCATGAGACTACCCTCGATAATACACTTGACTGGCCTACAATCAATGAGTTACCCTGTCTTATGGTGATTGGAGTTAACCTGTATGCTATTAACTGATGACGTGCTAACTACGATAGTAAGAAGGAATCAGTTAGACTTGGAAGCTATCTCAGACATATATCGCGGGTCGCAATCTATAACTTGGTTGAGTGAACAAGTGCGATTTTTAGATAGGTTGACTGCGTCACTAGCTGAGTACATGGCTAAGTCCGAGCGGCCTATAGGTCCATTGCATCCATTGCGAACGCAGATGAAGATTACAGCTAGCTTGCAGTCGAATGTTACAAAGCGCTTGGATGCACTCAAGATTAAAAACGCTCGACGTGCAGCCAGAACTACCGCGCAACGCAAACATAACTCCGAATTAGCAGATGCCATGCGCGCTATCATTGCGCGGCCAGTAGAGAATCGCGCACCTGTAGCTGTGAGGGCCGATGTATCCGTACTGACTAATCAGCTAGGCGGCTATGATCCGTTAGCCAGTCCAGAAGAGAGAGCACGCCAGCTAGCAGCATTACCACGCGGCGGAAACATTGACGAGGATACATCACGCAGACAAGCCGATGAGTTAGACGCAATTTTCGGTATTAAACCTGAGGATAAACAGTAATGGCTAACTGCATTAATTGCGATGGCGATATTGATCCGACTAGCACGGGACATAATCCAGATTTTTGCTCGCTCGAATGTGAGCAGGAGTTTACCAGTTCAGCAGATAGCGAACTGCTTACTAACTCAGGCATTAGTATCGTACCAGTACCGGAAAAATCGCAAGCACAAAACTTGCCCGATGGCAAGACATTTTCAACGTTGATCGACGCCGATGGTAATCTGAAGAAGTGACCATCGTTTGAAATTATTTTTCGTTTCGCCGTTGCAAAGTAGTATACTAATGGCTGTTCCATATTCACCCGTATCACAGGAGTCAACGCTATATGCAGATACTAGATGACGCTGTCGAATACGCTAGACTAATGCCTGTCTATCACGAGTACCGCTCACCCTATACAACGGGTGATGCTACCAGTGGACAGATCAAGCTAGCGAATGCGGCAGGGTATCTATCGTCAACGTATGGCATACGGGGTAGAGCAATTTTCGTGGAGTCACACGGCATAGCAGTAGCGTATTTGCTGCTACGGTTCCTAATCGAAGGTAGTCTAGAGGCTACCTTCCCCAACCGTCCCTAGGACAGAAAACGAGTCAACAATCATGACCACCACAGCCGTAACAACCGATCAGTCGCAAGCCGCAGTTAGCGTAAAGGCCGATAATGTTGTCTATCGCCGTTACGTCAAGGGCACTCCGAACGCTAAGGACGCGAACAAGACAGATTGGGAAGTTAAGATTGTCTCCGCGCCAACCGATAAGACAGATGAAGAGATGGATAAGCTAGGTTTCAAACGCCAAGCCGAACAGTCTGTTATTGTCCAGCGTGCAGGAACTGTTGATGGGTTTGCGCAGATCATTCCCGATGAAGATGAGCGCGTTAACATCTTCAACCGTGGTCTGTCACAGAAGCTCAGTCAGAAGCTAACGGCGAAGCTCACGGAAACCAATGACGATGGTTCACCTGAGTTTGTCTTCGCTGAGGAAGTTTACAATCCTTCCGATCTTCTGAATGAAGAGACAAAGCGGCGCAACCTTAGCCCATCTGAGCGCGCAGTGAAGATGCTGCGTATGTCGGGTCTTAGCGAAGCGCAGATCAGTGCTATGATCTCCGCAATGGGAGATGCGGCGCAGTAAGGCTGTAACTCTTCTGAGACACTACGCGGGCACCCTAAAGAAGTGCCCGCATCTTCTTTTCTCTACTTACTAAGTGAAAACTGATTCCGGCCTATTATCTGGACTCATTGAACGCTGGCAGGTAGAGGAAAGCAGATACCGCGCACCTAGCGCGAACGGGATGCTATGGCAAATGTGTACGTTCATTACTGCGTTGATAGTTTCGGAGTCACCACGCTGCACTTTAGCGGGTCGCAGTCGCGGCCTAATCAGTCAATCCCAAACAAACAACACTTTGCGTTAGCTGTCTCGGCAGTGAATCAGATTCCCGCTGGCAAGCGCAGATGGGATGCTACCGTTAAGACGTGGATGATCGACTCCGAGTACTGGGAGAAAGTTAAGAAGTTCTTTGACAACGGTGCGCCTGTCTTCGAGTTAGTCTCGTATGCTACAGATGCTCTCTGGCAATCGTTCATGAGTGACGATGCATACCAAAACATGAACCGACCGCGAACTTATGTAAAGCAACCGGATAATACGGCAGCGGCGGGATTCTTCAACAACTTCAATCAAGTAATCGAGAAGGTTGCAGTTACTAAGACAGACAGAGATACGCTCGCCGAACTGCTAGCGCTTCCCTCATTTGATAGCATCCCGAGGGATCGTAGCACGGCAAAAAAGCTATTCAAGGTTGCAGCGCTCAAGTGGCACCCAGATAGGAATAATGGTGACGGGTCTAAGATGTCCACGTTGACGCAGCTATGGAGGGAATATGTCGAGCCTACTCTATAGACACTGTGAAGCATCACTGGAACCGGCTTGCATGAATGAAGGACTGTACTTCTGTAAGCTGCACGGCAAGCGCTACTGTGAGGACCATCTGTGTGAGCATCTGGCCGCTCAGTATGAAGATGACACACTGAAGCGTAGGCCGACCGTGCTAGAGGCTGCGAGCGTTGACAGTACACTCTTCGGAATGGAAGATGACGAGACAGAGAAAGGATTCTCCGCTTACTCTGAAGAACAGTTGCGGACTATTCCCGAGATGCGCTTAGTCATGCGCAAGTCTAGACTATTCGCTGAACTGAAACGTATCTCCCGCGAACTGGAACGGCGCATGGTCTATAGCGCCGAGATGCAAGGTATTCATAGGCGCTCGCCAGTGATGCCTGGATCACCGCATACTATACCGTTTGGGCAATCGGCATTTATCAAAGATGTAAAGAAAGAAGCACGCAAAGACGCGGCAGATGCTAAACGTCAGGCTAAGATACAGCAAGCTATTACGCTACTGTCAGACATGGTAGCAAAGGGCCAAGTTACGAAACAGCAACTAACTCAGCAAGTAAGAAAGGTGAAATAAATGGCAGATAAGAAGTTTAATCCACTGGACCCAAAGACAGCAGCGCCGTCAGGTAGTTTTGCTGCGAAGCTAGCAGCACGCGACGCTAGAGCAAAAGGCGAATCCACGGAAGAAGCGCTAGCTAGCGTTGACGTTTCTGAACTGAGTGATGGCGAGCGCTCGCAACTAATCAAGAACAACAACATCCAAAAGGCTGTAGACGATTTTAAGTTTGCAACGGTCGATCAAGCTACAGAACGTGTCTGTATCGTAGCTGACGATTCCAGTAGCATGAGCGGGCAAAAGATAGCAGACGCGCGCGCGGGCATAACGGAATTTATGCGCGAGTGCGTGCCTAATGAAACGGCAGTGAAGATTCATCCGATCAATGCTGATACCATGTATGCAGCTGGAAACAAGATTCTCCCATATAGCTGCAACTTGCCTCAGCACGCGGCAGATGTAGCTAGCTTGCACGCTTCTGGTAGCACGCCATTGTATCAGGCTATAGAGGCTGAGTTATCCGAGGGAGTCAGGCCGACCCGCATGATTGTCTTTTCAGACGGCGAACCAGATGGATACTTCAATGGTCTGGAGCAGGTTATCGCTAAGGCTAAAATGGCTGGTATCCCGCTGGACACCTGCTTCATAGCGAACGCCAACTACACGAAAGAGCAACCTGCCTACGTCATCATGGAGCGCCTAGCAGTCGAGACGGGCGGTATCTTCATCGTCTTCGAGAAAGGCAAGTGCTCATTTAAACATGGATTCAAATACCTGAGCAAGGGTAAGCGCCTGTTACTCATGGATGCTAGCTTTAAGAGCGCGCTGGAAAGTGGGCGCGTATGAATGAACGAAGGCCAATTAGGCGCACCGGACCCAGACTTACAATCTGGGTCGATATTAATTTGCAATGGCTCTGGCCAGCATTCAAGTTAGCAGATGGTCTGGGATACTTACATCTAGGCTGGTTTTCATGCTGTTTCGGTTATGGTATAGCGCGAGATGCGTTGTGGGATTCTTTCGTAACCAACCACAGGTAACCAGCCACTCCCCGAGGGGAGTCTGAGTCTGTAATACTCGAAGAGGGAATTATGCGAATCAATTTCAAACAGGAGCTAGATCGGACGCTAGATGCAACAGTCGATGAGGGAAACCTGTTAATTACTGAGACTGTTAACAAACAGGTCGATGTAGTTTGGATAAAGCCACATGAATTAGAGGCAATTGTAAAATATTTCTATAACGAGATAGGAGATTAGATGCCAATCGCTAGTGAACCGAAACACGTAATACGCGAATGCGATTTAATTCTTGACGGCAAGTTAATCAAGAATCAAGAGCAACTAAACCGCTGGCTTGTAGTACAGATGAAGAAGCTAGCAATGCAGGCTCACGCTAGACACGAGGAGAATGCACAGATTCGCAGGGCCATTCGTAACTCCAATAAATTCTCGAAGGTTGAATTATGACAGAAGAGAAATGGATGCTAGCACAGGTAGCGCAGAATAATGTTGTGATGGCAACTGCTAATTTACTGATTGGTCAGTTTGTTAACAGTAGCAACACAGCGCACTTAGTTTCACGGTTGTTAGATACTAACAGAGAAATTATAGAACAGGCTAGGAAAATGCAATGACAGACAGCGATGTTCAAAAAGATGTAGGATTCATTATCCTCAAGTGCGCTGGACTCGGCTTTCCTGTATCTCACGTCAGGACTGAACGTGGCCCGCGAGTTACTACTCACTATTTTAAACAGCAACTCGGCGCTAATGCACCGCTGAGTAAAGTTATCAATCGCAGCGAAGATATATCATTCGCGTGTGGTGTTGATACGTGCATGATAACTCGTGAGCGTAACGAGATAGCGTTCGCCATTCCGCTACAGAATCCTGAGCTGATAAAATTCGACAGCGCGTTACAATGGCTAGCTACTAATGTATTAAAAAGTCCCGTTGACGTTGCGATTCCACTTCTGATGGGCCAGACTACTACAGGTCAGTGGTTTACTATAGACTTGGCTAACCAACCCCACATGCTCATGGCAGGAACCACCGGCGGAGGTAAGTCAGTGTTCCTAGCAGAGATTCTTTGCGGTATCGCAGTCACTAAGAAAGAATCTGAGATCGACATATATCTAGTCGATACAAAACAGCTAGACCTTCCACTCTTTCAGGCTCTCCCGCATGTTAAAGCGGTGATGACTAAAATTACGCAGGTGCATCAAGTGCTGGACTCACTCATTAAATTAGTACGTTCGCGTACGGATCAGATGACTGGACTAGCACGAAACATTCGAGAGTGGAATGCGATTACAGAATATCAAGATCAGATGAAATATAAACTACTGGTCATTGACGAGCTGGCTGATGTAATGGATTTAGATGTATCAACTTTCGGAACAGGAAAGAAGCGCGACGGACGTGAAACAATCGAACAGAAACTTAAAACACTTACTCAAATATCCCGAGCGGCTGGTATACACGTCATTGCTGCTACTCAGCGTCCTTCCGTTGAAGTTATATCTGGGGACATCAAAGCTAATTTCCCGATGCGTCTCTCCTTCAAGCTGCCTACCAGTGCTGATTCTCGCGTTATTCTTGGCGAAGGTGGCGCACAAAATTTGCTTGGCAAGGGAGACTATTTATATCAGCTATTTGAAAACCCGGACATCAAAAGAGGACATGGAGCTTTTGTTCGGACGGAAGATATAGCGCGGGTAGTCACTCATTACAAGAAAATCAGGGAAGCTATGGAGATGATGGTAGAACAGGAGACGTTATGAAAACAATTTATAAATATACATTGGGAATGTATTCGCGAGAAACTATAGGTATGCCCGCTGGCGCTGAAATAATAGCTATTAAATTACATTATTTCAGTTATGAATTGTGGGCTATAGTTGAGCCTGACCAACCAATGGAAAACCGTACCATTATAATAGTAGGAACTGGACGTGAGTTACCAGATGAGCCTTTGAAACACATTGATACAGTTATCGACGGAAGTTATGTTTGGCATTTTTTCGTGCTACAGCAGTAGCCTCCCAGACGCGCCGCGATGCCCGGTAGCGTCTCAGGGATGCCCAGTTCCCCACAGGCTTCCCACAGGCGTGCAAATCGCAGCAAAGTGCATTAGAATCAACGATTTACGGACCCTTGCTTCGCCGCCGCGCCGACCGTACACTACACCTGCCCCTACACAGGTGCCATACGCCGACGGTCATGCTACGACGGGACGGTCCTAGCATAGGCCAAGTGAATGTCCGGTGCCGAGTTACTTGTGTAGGGGCAAGAGGTTATAGCATGAAACTCTGTAAATATTGTGGGCAACCGATGAAACCTAAAGGGATTAAAAAGAAGCTCAACGAGTACGATCATGCACAGGGTTGTCGCTATAGCAGGAGAAAGAAATGCCAAAACTTGATAAAGTAGCACCCGTTCCACTCTCGATTCGCGTAACGCCAGTTCAGGGCGCGGTGCTAGCGTCCGCTCGTTATGCTGGTAAGTCCGGGGCCATTATCAGGTTTTTCTTGAATAAGTTAATTAACGATGAGCTACCGCCCTCACTCAAGACAGAACTTGAGCAATACCTCGACCTGCAAAAACTGGCATAAGGACTAATACTCGATGAGTGATATAGTAGACGGCCTTTCAACATCCCCCGATTCCGAGAATCAACTCCCTCCTGATAAAGTCTGTACAGCTTGTTTAGAACTTAACTTAACAGAACAAGTTATCGGTACGTTCCGAACGTGCGTAACTTGTGGGGAGTTGTATTGTGTACACGGCGCTTCTATTCTCGACCCTCAACATTGTGTCTATTGCTGTAATGATTTTAAAGTTGTGGACATTGAGGAATCAGTCTTGCGTGAAGTCCACAATGCTAGAGGAGAAGTTACAAGTCAAAAGTCCTATCGTGTTAGGCATATCACTCTCAGCGGGAATCACTGGTTATTTCACAATCGCGCGATTTCAACAATGTCCGATCTGGAGTTGGATCATGCTATCGAATACCATCGTGCTATACTTAATGGCATGTTATCTGAGCGTGAGGCCAGGAGAGTAGCGCATGTTAATCGCAATAAGGGAAAAGTCGCCGGAAACGAGCAGCGCAGTTTACTTGAGGGAACTGCCGCCAATCCACTTGTCCAGACGGGCGGAGGCGCCCGTGCTACATTTAGTACAACATCAAGTACAGTTCGTCGTGTTAAAACCGTCAAAGTTACCAGTAGCGGCGATTCTAGCACGGGGCAGGAAAAAAAGACGGCAGACATTACAGCAGCTCTTGCTCAACTGCTTAAAGCAGGACTTACAAAAGAGCAGATAGCTGCGTTAGGTAAGAAATGACTTTGCAAAAAACAGATGGTCAAATAGCGAAAGCTAGAAAAGAGTGGGGAAATATGGCAAATTTAGAATCAGCGCGTGCGATTCCTAGCGCAGAACAACAACGGGAAACGGATAAAATTAAAGATGCAATATCGTTTCCCAACTTGAGTTTACTAACCGATGATTTGTTGGATTTCTATATCCAACGCGGAGTCGATGAAAAGATGTTTCGCTGTAGTGAACGTGACCAAGCTCAAGCTCAGAGTATACGAAAAATTCCAGATTCTCCAGATACTCGCCACGCTACTATGACTCCGCAGATAAAATCCACCACTCTTGAAGAAGTAAAAGGCTGGCTTAAAAATACGCCAAGCTTTAAAGAACAGGGAACTATAGCTGGAATGATCTGGCATTTAGCTTATGCAGTAGTTGCGCTAGGTGAAGAGGTTAGAGATAAAAAGTTTTAACACAAGTTGAGGCAGGTGGTGTGCTGACAAAGCACAGGCAGCACATTGTATGTACTACGGGGCATACGTTATGTAGTGTTAACGTAGTTTCTACCGTGGCACTTGCCCCATTAACCTTGTTGAATGCTAGAGCCCCCAGCAAGTAATCGGACTTTGAATATATGCCGAGTGATTACTAAAGCAATCCTCGCGGGGAAGTGGGGGCTCTAAGATTTAATTAGGGGGCAAAAAATGACAGACGATAAGAAAGTTCCTTACGGTCCTACAGGCCAGCGTATTTGCTATGATGGGGTGCCGAGCCATCCTTTTATTCCGCCTAGCTCAGAGCCTTCGATTCCGGCGGACCTGAAACAAAAAGTAAGAGAAGAAATAGCATTAGTACGTGATTGGTATGAAGGTCATTCAGATTTAATAGTGATTGAAGAATTAGCAGCAAGATCAGTCATTGCACGCGAGAGCATTGGACGTGCCCCAAAGCAAATTTACGTTGCTTGTATCGACGAGATTCCAACTCTATCCACTGTTCCCCATGAAATAGCAGATCCTATTTCGTCGGAAGATGTAGTAGCAATGTGGGATAAAGCAAAGGATCGCATAGAGGAACTGGTGACCGTGCTTGAAAAGATTGTCTGTATGACTGATCCATCAGGAGTGCGAAAGATTAACGAGTTAGCCCGCGCAGCCCTCCCCACTACTAAACTAAAAACCGAGTAAACCCATGAAAAACTACCTAACCGACGAACAGTTCGCCATCTGTGTAGCATTAGCCTCTAGACTCCACTGGATTCGTATAGCGGAAGACGGGGTTATTGAAATCTACCTGGATCACCACGCTCTTTCGACTTTTAGAAGCTGCCCAGCTAAGTTTAAACTGGAGATGATAGATGGAAGACGCCCAAAAGCTACAGCAGGATCAGCTGGAACTGGATCGTGGTCGCTTGACTTTGGTATTCTGTTCCATAAAGTTATGGAATATTATTACACTAACTTTCGATCGCCCGACTTTTCCGCAGCTACGGCTATCGCATACGCTACTAAGCAGTGGCACGAGATGGGCTTCCAGTCGTGGTCCGCAGCCGATGGCTATAAGAACGTGGGCGGACTGGAAGGATTCCAGTGGCTTATTAATTTCTACTTTGCAAAGTACGCGACTGAGAATGAGCGGCTGCGAGTTATTGGTACAGAGCTTTACTTCGGTAAAGGGAAAGAAGTTCCCCTACAGCTTGAAGCTACAAGTGCTGCACCGTTTCGTCTTTTCTACAGTGGCAAAATAGATTTACTTATCGACAATGGGTTTTCACTTGGACCGCTGGACCATAAAACTAGCTCGAATTTCAAAGGCAAAGACCCAAACCTGGGATACATGATTCAAGACGGAATGACGGGTTATGTATTTGCATCTAAATACATGGTCCGTGACGTTCTAAAGTTGCACCCGCTCGCTCGCAAGACGAATATGATTCTGATGAATTATGTTCAAGTTGCCCGCGCTAAAGACTTACAGAGTCAGTTTAAACGAGTGCCTTTGTATAAGTCAGACGCTGAGCTAGAGCAATGGCGTTTACGTCAAATCGCCACGGTGAGAGATATTTTAAATTCTACGTGGGGTCTATTCAGTGATCCGCCACTTCCATTCTGGTACGATACCAGTCATTGCACTAATACATACTACAGGGAATGTATATTCTTCCCGGTGCATAGAATCGCTGACCCTGCGAATCAATTAGTAGTCTTGAATAACGACTACGATATTAAACCAGTCTGGAATCCTGAAACACGGGATGAAAAAGAGCAAGCCGCTGTAGCAGCGGGGAAGGACTGATATGTCTATTCAGAATGAGTGGGATGACTACATTAAGAAAGTTTATCGCACTGGACTAGACGATAAGAGTGCGCAGTACATAGAATGTCGTCGCGCATTCTATGCTGGCAATTCAGCTATGTTTTATTTGATGAATGTTGCCTCTGAATATGAGGAAGATATTGCAGTTGGCAAGGTGGATAGACTTCACAAAGAATTAAAAGAATTTAACACAGCCGTTAGAAACGGAGAAAAGTAATGGAACTGAAACATATTTACGTCCACAAGCTGTCACAAACCGAGGGTTCTAATCATAGCTGCGAAGTTATGAGAAAGAACGGAACTAAATGTACTACTCACGCGGCTTTTGAGTTGAAAGATGACAAGTACAATTTCATCTGCGCTTTTCATTTTAACATTTTCAAGAGCATCGCAGCCAATTCTGGTAAGCAGTACGTGCTAGAAGCCGAACGACCACAACACGAGCAAGTCTCTCCCGAGACAAGGGTTAGCTAGTACATGCCAGTACTATCACAAGAAGAACTGTCCAAAATGTTGGACGGGATTCAGGGCGTTAACATCGCTACAGAGATAGACACGACTAAAAAAATCTGTATGGCTATCGTTGGCGCACCTAAGAGTGGTAAGTCTAACCTAGCAGCTACAATTGCTGAAGCTGTGGGTGCGACTTATTTCTTTGACTGCGACGATAGACTATCATCTGTAGCAGGTAGACCCAATGTGATGGGAAAGACGTACACAGATACGTCACAGTTAATTCCAACGGCAGCGAAAAATTTGGATAAGGACATAGAACGATTTAAATATAACAAGATCAGCAATAAACCTATTCCAGCGGCTTATGTACTGGACTCTATGAGTTTTTTGAAAAAGATTATGGAGAATGAAATATTTGACCAGATGAAGTCTGGAAAAGTTAAGATGTTTAGAGAAGTAAAAACAGGTGGAGATGTAATTCGGATTCCAGAAGGTTGGGATTCTATAAATGGTGTGCGAGACTATATGTTATATACGATCGCGGAGCTTCGTTCTTTAGGACACTTGATCGCTATTTTTCACGAGCGCCCGATTGTCGATAAGACTCTGTCCACCGCTGATCGAACGGTTTATACAGGTGAAATTGGTGTTGACCCGCCTTATTTGAATACGTTGCTTTCCGTATTTAATGAGGTTATGAGAATTAAAGTCGATGCGAACGGACAGTACAAAGTCTGGACTCGCGTAACCAAGGATTTTAGCGCAGCTACCACTTTGAAGGGACTTGAACTTATCGAGAGTCCTAACCTAGCGGAGATGCTTAACAAACACAACAAGTTTATCGCAGCTAACAAACCGCAGTAAAATCGAAAGGAATAACAATGCCATTTAAGTACAACATGGACGCAGAGAAACTGCGTCGTCCTGAACCAATTCCCCAAAACATCTACACGCTACGCTTGACTGGCTTTAAGCCGAAGAAGTCAAAAGACGGTGAATCGGTCAATTTCAATCCGCAGTTCACAATTATTGATCCTGGCCAAAAGTGGGATGGCAAGGTCGAGAAGTATCTCTTCGTTGGTAGCGCAAAGGTTCCGTCTTTGCTACAGGACATGGTTCATGCTCTGGGAGAAATTATGGAACAAGACCCCAACGATCCTGATTCACCTGCTAGTATACCGGGTATCTGGGATGCAGATCAGGTCAAGTTTCAAGCCGATGATCCTAGCACCTGGGTGTATCAAGGTCCGCTGATGAATAAGGAATGCAAGGCGGAGCTATATATCAATAGCTATCAAGGACAGGATAATAACAGGATTCTTCGTTTCTTGTGTGCTATTCCGGATTGCGCTACGAAGTTCCCCAAGATTCAACATTCGACAAATATGAATTGGGGCGATAAGTAGCCTAAGACGTTTCCCCTTTGACAAGGGCGGCTAGAAAAGTCGGCTTATCCAGCTAGGCCGCCCTTATTTTTTAAGCGTTACCAGAGAAAGTGAGCGAGCTATGACAGATCACATCATTCAGACAGTTAGCGATTATGTTAACTGGACCGAGACTACTGCTATTTATCCAAGGAATGATATAGAGCAGAGTCGGAATTATGAATTTCTCGGAGTGTATTCTGAGATTGGTGAAGTTTGTGGTATGTTGAAACGAGAGTTGCGTGATCCAGATTATACATTAGAGCGGCTTTCTCTGAAGAAGGAACTTGGAGATATAGCGTGGTATCTCGCTCGTCTGCATTACGACCACAACGAAAAAAATGAAAAAATTGAAGAGATTCTGATAAATACCGGCATCGAAAAGCCGGAGAGCATGAACTGTTTTTCGATTGCTTACAGCATCTGGAAGTATTTTCAACCTTTGTGCGCTACTGATACAGCAGTTATAAAAGCTGTTACTGGACTTACACACGAAAGTTGTCCAGATTTGGAGGAAGCTCTATCTAAAGTAGAGACTAGAATGACTGGCTTAACTCACCATGAAGCAGCTAGAGTAGCCTTGATTCTAGATTTCTCCAAGGACTATAAGAAACCGATTGGGTTCTTTATGTCTGATTTTGTAGAAGAGTGCTGTTCTTCTATAGGCTTAGTTAAGTGGTTTATTCTTTGCGACCGCTATCGTTTCGAGCCTCTTGATGTAATGAGAACTAACTACCGCAAATTAGAAGATCGGAAAGAGAGAGATAAATTACATGGCTCGGGCGATACTCGCTAATTTAACTGACGGGCAGGAACTAATTCCGTCAGATAAATACATTCAACCGTATCGTGAGATAACTCAATGTCCACTATGCGATGCGCGCTCTAAACTAACTCCACTTAAAAACGGACTGTCCTGCGGTGTTTGTTCGAGGTCTGTAACTTGGGAGTGAGTTATGAGCTGGCAATGCTCGTATCACGATGGGGATGGTCGTCGCTGTGAAAACCAAGCTATTAAACGTGTTATTTTTAGCCGCGATCATCCGTTTGATTATTCGGACTTGTGTAAAAAGCACATGGAAGAATATAAATGCTTTGTATGGTATTTTGAATTGAATCAGTTTGGAGTCCAGTAAGTGCCATACCTAAAACCTAAGGGCAATCCTAATAGCAAAGTCTGGGTAGTTGTTGAAAAACCCTTCCCGCAGGATGTAGAGAAGGGTTTTGTCTGGAGTGGAGGCTACGGATATGTTTTTGAAAAGATGCTTGCTAATGTGGGTATTAATGACTACCATGTTATTGCTCGCGCTCCGGACACTGACGATAAGTATGCTATGGCTATCGTCGAAAACGAACTTAATCATTACCAACCTCCAATTATCATTGCAGTCGAAAACGCTGGCAAACATTTCTGCGATCAACTCGTTAAATCAGAGTTTAGTTCTAGAAACACAAAAGAAGATGAATCTGAAATAAGCAAATATTGCGGCAGCCTACTTCGCTCGCCGTTGCTAACTTATCCTCATTGGATAATTCCAACCTTCTCGCCTGACACTGTAGTAAAAGACTGGAAAATCCGCGATATTGTAACTTCCCTCGATTTAGGAAAAGCTGCGTCCGAACTGGAGTACTATGCAACTCATAGCAACACTCTACAGCCGTATCTCGATCGGACTCTCAGATATGAAATTAAAGATTTTGGAGAGTTACTCGGATACTTGGATAGATTTGAACACAGAAATCTGCTCTCCAACGACATCGAGACTGTATACCCTAAAACCAATAAGAACAGGCCATCAGCTTATGAATGGCATCCCGGCATTCATGTTAGCTGTAGCTTTGCTGACTCTCCGACTTTCGGTGTGGCTTTTGAGTTGTTTCGTGAAGATGCAGCAGAAACACGAATCCTCTGGAGGAAGATACAATCCGTCTTTGATAAAGTTCCCCAGCTTGGACAAAACTTCTTTCAGTTCGATGCCCCGCGCTGGGAAATGCTCGGATTCAGAATTGATCGTACTAAAATAGTAGACACGATGATCCGGCAGCATATTCTGTGGCCAGAGCTACCGAAGGATTTAGCATTCATGACTCGGCAGTATACAAGAGAGCCTTATTACAAGGATGAAAGTCATGGCTGGAATTTCAAAAATATGGCTAAGTTACGTCGTTATAATTGTTTAGATACCACAGTAACTTTTGAAGTATATTTGGGACAGGAAAAAGATTTTAATGAAAGGCCACATCTACGATGAGTGGAAAAAGGAAGCCTATTACTGATTTTTATGTAGTAGATGTAGTCACAGGCTGCTGGAGATGGATCGGTACTAAACGTGGTGGTTATGGTATGATTTGTAACTATAATTATTCCAGAAAGATTAAATCACCACAAGAGCCTAAGATGATCCAAGCTAGTAGATATATCTATGAATTACATAAAGGACAAATTCCAGCTGGAAAGTTTTTGGATCATGTGAAAGAAATTTGTAGTTATCGTGACTGTGTAAATCCGGATCATCTAGAACCAGTTACAAACAAAGAGAATATTAGACGTGGTAGAGTACCTGTAATCACACTAGCCATAGCTAATGAAATAAGAAATGAATATAATAAAGGCCAGCTCCAGTGTGATTTAGCTATTAGCTACGGTATATCTCAAGCCACAGTTTCACAGATAATAAGGCAGGTAACTTGGAAATGATTACCCCAGAACAAGAAAAAGAATTAGAATCTCATTATCATGAGGCTCTGAAACATATTAACCGGGTATACGATCACCCGATTATGGCAGGTACTCCAGCCCTGCGTTCGTCGTTGACTGAAGCTACGAATGCGTTGATTAAATTGCGAGATTTAACAAGGACGGTGAAATGACAACTACAGCATCCGGTATCTTTCTAGATACAATGAATAACAAGTACACTATTCCCGGCGCAGTTCCAGTGCCGCCGCAACCTGTAGCACCGATCATTCCTGGCAATGCTACTACTGTAGCTAACATCTGCTCACTTCCTAGCTGGAAGATGGAGAAAGATACTGGCACGCCTGGAACTGCAACTAACATTAAGATGGTCTACGATGCTACTACCAAAGCCTGTTTATTTTCAGCGAATCAGACAGGTAAAGGCGGCGTTCGTTGGTCGAGGACTGTTGCTACAAGTGTACCTGATACTGTAGCAAATTATGTCTACGACATCACGTATGAATTTCCCGATCCAACACAGCAAGCCTGCGTCGAGATGGACATCAACCATGTTGACTCAAAGGGAGATACGTATCTACTATGTGTTCAAGCTAGCGAATACTCTGATTCTTATGAGTACACGCTGCTAAAATCGGCTGGTGGTTATGGTTGGAACCCGTCCACAATTAAGGTCAATCCTACGCTGTGGCCGAAGAACACTCCGAAGCATATTCGTATTTTCACGCAGCGCAACTTGACTACGGGCAAAGTTATTTACGTCGGCGTTGAAGAAGATGGAGTCTATACCCCATTTGCTCCGACTTGTCAAGGTATAAGTGACTCTCCTATGGGTTGGACTAAACAAATAATTCTGCCTAACTTCCAACTCGACGGGGCCAATTCTAGTGGTTTAATGCAGTGTAACGTACTTAGTTTTGACATCATCTACTGGTAAACATGAAAACAGGCACTTCAAAACTACAACTAAAGACCGGTGAAGTATTAGTAGAAATACCGGGGGCTGTTCCTACATACGAAACTACATGGCGAGATTGTAATTTTGGGGGCGATCTCGGAAAAGTTACTGTAGAACAACAGCTTAAACTAATGCGTACAACATATCCAAGGTTAAAGTACAGACTTATTATCGTTGTGGATGAGGAATAATGATCGAAGCACGAATAACGAGCAGCTATGAACACAAGCTACAAGCGATCTACTACGATATAGCAAATCGTGGTATTCGCATTGATATGGCTAAAATCAAAACTGCTCGTTCTTTTGTCAAGTCTGAATTGCTACGTAACATGGGCATAGCAGCTAATCAATGGAACATTAAACTGTTCATAGGCGCAGGGAATAATCCTAACTTGGGCCTAAAGAAAGATGACCCCAACTTAGTCGATGCCTACAATTTAAACAGTACCAGTGGTGAAAAGTCGTTGCTCAAGATGTTGCAACGCCTGGGCTATACTGTGCCCAAGATCAGCAAACGTAACCAAGAGGGCGAGTATGAGAGTAAGTATAGTACAAACGAACTTGCGCTACAGAGAATACTACGCGACAACCAATTTAATTATCCATCTGGCGATCCAGCAATACAGGCAATTCTTGCAATCAGGGAGTTGTCCAAACTTGATTCTTCATATCTCGGCGCGCGTTTCTACAGAACAGCAAGCGGCGACGTATTCTACCTCTCTAGTTACAATGTTGCGGGAACACTTACGGGTCGGCGTGCCTCACGGAAACATACCTTTAGCTATGGCAATAATGCGCAGAACTTCCCAAAGCATGGTGCTGTTGCTAAGTTGTTCAGAGAAAGTCTTATTGCGCGTCCCGGTCGAATATTCCTCATGGTCGATCAGAAAAGTGCCGAAGAGTGGCCAGTATCCGCGCTCGCGCTAAATCACGAAGCTATTTCAGACATGATGAATGGAGTTAATCGGCATATTAAACGTGCCGTGTTTATCTTTAACATACCTGAATCTAGCAGGACGGAAACACAGTGGAAAGATTCGATGGAGTATTATCTTGGTAAGAAAACTGGTCATGCTAATAATTATGGCATGAAACAGAATACAATGGCCGAGTCTCTAATTCGTGAGGGTTACTGGATTCCAGTTAACACCTGCGGAGCTATGCTACTCGCTCTAAATAAACTAGAGCCTAATACTCATGGAGTGTTTCACAAATACATCGAGGATACAGTATATGACACACGAATGCTCGTTACTCCTTTCCATCGTGAACGCCAGTTCCTCGGACTCCGTCCTAATGACAATAATGTCAAAATACTTAACGAAGCTTATAGTTGGATACCTCAGTCTGTTGTTGGGGATAATACTGGCTTCGCGGTCGCACATCTGGGAAGCGAATTTTGCCAATCTTCCTTTATTGTACAAGAAGGTCATGATTCCATTGTTAATGATATACGAGACACTCCTGACGATTTATGGAATTGTCTCTGTGCTACTGTTGCTGGTTTTGACCGTCGTATTGTTTTTCACAATGGTATAGATGTACAGATTCCGATCGAAGCTGAATTAGGGTACGACTTCGCTACCACCGTAAAAGTGAAAGACCTTTCATACGATGGGTTGGTAGCCGCTAGAGCACAGTTGTTAGCTATGATAGGACAAAAAGATGCCAGGACCGCACCCGCAGTCGCTTGAACAACAACTGGAAAAAGCAAAGAAAAGAATTGTAATAAATGAAAAAGGTTGTTTTGTGTATCTCGGAGCCATAAGCAAGGGCTATGGAATATTGAGATACAGACGACAAAAACAGTTTCTTA